ACACCCTGCTCGCCGACGACGTCGTGTCGCCTTATGTGCCGACCACCCAGGCCCACTACCCGCTGGCGCTGCCGCCCTTGCCGGCGCCGCTGCCGCGCTTCCCCGACAGCAATCCGGCGCCCGACGGCTGGTCGATCGTGGACAACGAGATGGTGGTCCGCGGAGGCGGGCGGTGATGCTTGAGGTCGCACCGTGCCGGGCCGACGACGTGCGGACGGCGCCGAACTTCGCGGCACTGAAGGAGGAGTATGCCGCCGAGTGCGCGATTCGCGAGATCCCGTGGCCCCAGGTCAGTTGGCAGACCTACCACAGCCTCGAGCAGGCCGGTGTCCTGCATGTCTACGCGGCGCGCGTCGACCAGCGCCTGGTCGGCTTCGTCGTGCTGATCACGTCCCAGTCGGCCGAGTACGGCGTGCCGCTCACCTGCACCGAGGCGTTCTTCGTCGCCCAGGCGTCGCGCGCGACCGGCGCCGGGCTGAAGCTCCTGGCAGCGGCCGAGGCAAGGGCGCGGGCCTTGGGCTCGCCCGGCCTGGCGATCAATGCGCCGCTCGGCGGGCGGCTCGCCGATCTCCTGCCCAAGTGCGGCTTCCGCGAGGTCGGCCGCTGCTTCTTCAAGGGCTTCGCCGATGCATGACGTGATGGTGATCCCTGCGATCCCGCCGATGAACGACTACGCGCTCGGCCGGGTGCGCGAACTGCAGGCCGCACTGGAGAAGCTCCCCCAGGTGCCGGTGCGGATGCACCACGTCCTGCATGGCGGCATGTATGCCAGGACGTGCTATGTGCCGGCAGGCCACGTCGCCGCCTGCTGCCTGGTCAAGGTGCCGACCATCGTGGCGCTGGCCGGCTCGGCCAACCTCTATGTCGGCACCGACGAGCCGCTGCGCCTCGATGGCTATAACGTGCTGGCGGCCTCGGCCGGGCGCAAGCAGGCCTTCCTGTCGCTTACCGATATTGCGCTGACGATGTACACCGTCACCAACGCCAGGACGGTCGAGGAAGCGGAGAACGAACTGACCGACGAGGCCGACACGCTGGCGTCGCGGCGCGACGGGCTCAACACCACGATCATCACGGGAGAGTGAGATGTCCTCTGTTGCGACCATCGCCGCCGTGGCCACCGCAGCCGTGGCCGTTGCCGGCACCGCCTACACGGTGATTTCGAGCAGCAGCAAATCGAGCAGCGGCGGTGGCGGTGGCAGCGTCGCGCCGCCGACGCCGGTCCAACTGCCGGCGGCGCCCGCACCCGTTGCCGCGCCGACCCCGGTGCCGGTGCCCGACGTCGCGCCGGTGCCTGAGAAGAAGGCCACCGCCACGGCGGAGGCGCCCGATCCGGCGCGCGGCGTCGCCGGCACCATCGCGACCTCGGGCCTCGGCGACACGACCGACACCACGACGAAGAAGAAGACCCTGCTGGGGTCGTAGGAGAAGATTATGGGACAGTACGTCGAAGCCATGCTGCCGAGCATGGGCCTGACGACCGACACGACCGGCAACATCGTGCCGAAGCCTGAGGAGGCCGTCGGCGGGGCGCCCGACGTCCCCGCGCCGGTCGCCGCGGCGGCGCCCGCTGCCGCCCCCGCGCCGGCCCAGGCGGTCGCGCCGGTCAAGGCGACGACGCCGGCGGCCAGTATCCCCGAGCCGCCGACGGTCGGCGATTCCTCGGCCGACGTCGACGTCGCGGCGAAGAAGAAGACGCTGCTGGGGGGCTGATCAGATGGACGCCAGAGAGGTCATCAACGCCTGGAACAGGGCCGATTCCGACCGCGGGACGTGGAAGACCCACTGGCAGCAGATCGCAGAACTGTGCCTGCCCGAGCGGCGCGACTACTTCGTGCAACTGACGCCGGGCATGAAGCGCAACCAGCAGGTCTACGACGCGACGCCGATCTTCGCCCTGATCCAGTTCGCCAACGGCCTGCACTCGCTCTTGACCAGCCAGACCCTGCGCTGGTTCGCCAGCCGCTGCGACGACGACCGCATCGACAAGATGCAATCGGTACGGGCGTGGTGGGATGCCGTCGACAACGAGATGTATTCGTACTTCAACGGGCCGCGCCACAACTTCGCCAGCCAGAGCCACGAGCTCTACCTCGACCTCGGCTCGATCGGCACGGCGGTGATGGCTGAACTCGAGAGCGAGAGATCCGGCATCCTGTTCAGCACCCGCGGCCTAAAAGAATGCGTGCTGTTCGAGAACGAGGAGGACAGGGTCGACAGCCTGATCCGCAAGTGGCGCTGGACGGCCAAGCAGGCGGTCGAGGCGGGCTTCGTGACGGAGAAGGTGTGGAAGGCCTACGAGATGGGCGACAGCGAGCCCAAGTTCAATTTTCTTCATAGCGTCAGCCCGCGCAAGGTGCGCAATCCCGACCGCGCCGGCGAGGCCATGCACAAGGCGTGGGAATCGGTCTACGTCGCCGAGGAGGACGCCCAGGTCGTGCGCTCCGGCGGCTTCGACGAGTTCCCCTACCACTGCCCGCGCTTGAGCAAGGCCAGCAACGAGATCTACGGCCGCGGCTGCGGGATGACGGCGCTGCCCGACATGAAAATGCTCAACGAGCTTCTCAAGCTCACCATCAAGGCCGGCCAGAAGCTGGTCGATCCGCCGCTGCAGATTCCCGACGACGGCTTCCTGCTGCCGATCAAGACCGTGCCGGGCAGCCAGAACTACTACCGCGCCAACTCGCCCGCCCAGGCACGCATCACGCCGATCGAGACGCGCGGCCACTGGGAAGTCGGCAAGGACATGCTGGCTGAACTGCGCGCCCAGATTAACCGGGCGTTCTTCGTCGAGTGGATGACCCTGATGCCGGCCGGCAACCCCAACGACATCGCCGCCGCCGGCAAGGGCGTGACCGCGACCTGGGTGCTGCAGCAACGCGACGACCGCATGAGACTCCTGTCGCCCCTGCTCGCCCGCCTCCAGGCCGAGTTCCTGGGGCCGCTGATCGACCGCACCTTCATGATCCTGTGGCGCAAGTCGTTGAAGATGCAGTTCGGCGAGGGCTCGCCGTTCCCGCCGCCACCCGACGTCTTGATGACCAAGGGCCGCGAATGGCACGTCGAGTACGTCTCGCCGATCGCCATCGCCCAGCGCTCGAGCGAGATGGATTCGGTTTCCCGCATCATCCAGTTGCAGGCGACGCTGAAGACGCTCAATCCGAATGCGCCCGACATCATCGACCACGAAGCCATCATGCGGCTGGCCGCGCTCGACCTCCACGCCCCGGCGCTGACGCTGAAGACGCCGGATGCCCTGAAGGCCGAGCAGCAGGCCAAAGCGCAGGCCGAGCAGGCGATGGCCGGCTCGGAGGCGGCGGCCAACTACGGCTCGGCCTTCAAGGATGCCGGCCAGGGCACGGCGGCCTTCGCCCAGGCTAGGCAATGATGAAGCCCCCCGAACTGCTCCTGAACTGCAACGCGGCGGGCTGCCTCGCCCTGCCCGAGTGGACTCCTCGCCTCTACGTCCCCGCCAGGGCGGCGGGCGAGGAGAACCACATGCACCCGCCGATTCGGATGATGCTGGTCGACATCCATTTCTGCGAGCCGCACTGGCAGATGTACGCCTCGGTCGACTCGATCCTGCGCGACGAGGTCAAGGCGCGCATCGAGCATCGCGGCAAGCAGATCTGGCCCGAAGGCGTGCGGCCCGACTTCGATGCGGCACTGATCTACAAGGTCGGCATCTACACGCCCGAGTTCGTCCGCTTCATCGAGCGCCTGGGCTATCAGGGCGACGGCCTGGGCTTCTCGCGGGCCGTGGTTCAGCGCAGGCATGCATGAGCCTCGTCACCAGCCTGATCCCCGGCCCGCTGCGGCGGCGGATCGTGATGGTCAAAGCCTACAAGGATGTCTTCGGCTCGATCGACGGCCAGCTTGTCCTGAAGGACCTGATCGGTCGCGCCGGCATCCTCGAGGCCGAGCCCGGCAAGTTTGCCGCCGGCCGGCGCGCGATCGTGCTCGAGATCCTCCAGCAGTTGCGCTTCGACGAGACCGCCCTGATGGCGCTGGCGGCCGAGCGTCTGGACGAAACAGGGGAACAGGGGTAAACCCGCACCACCTATAGAGGTTCCATGGCCGACGAAGGCACATCATCAGCCACACCGACCAACGGCGCCGCGCCGCCACCGTCTGCCGCGCCCGCTGATTGGACGTCGTCGCTGCCCGGCGAAGTGCGGGGCCACGCCAGCCTTTCAGACGTCAAGGACGTCGGCGACCTCGCCACCCGCTATGTGAAGCTCAACAAGCCGTTCGCCGAGCAGTTGCCCGAGAAGATTCGCGGCGAGGCGGCGTTCAAGGACATCAAGAATCTCGAGGGCCTGGCCGACAGTTATTACAACGCCCAGAAGATGATCGGCGTGCCGAAAGACCAGATCCTGAAGCTGCCGACAAGCGACAAGCCGGAAGACTGGGCGCCGGTCTATGACCGGCTCGGCCGTCCCGCCAAGGCCGACGACTACAAGATCAAGGTGCCCGAGGGCTTCCCGCCGGCCGAGAAACCCTACGTCGACTCGGTGACCGCGCGCGCCCACGAGCTCGGGCTCAGTCAGAAGCAACTGGATGGCATGCAGAACTGGCTCTACGAGCAGGCCGGCAAGACGATGGCCCAGCAGAAGGCCAATCAGGACGGAAAGCTCGCGAACTGGGTCGGCAGCCTCAAGACCGAATGGGGCCACGCCTTCGACACGAAGCTCGAGCAGTCGCGCAACGCGCTCGCCTATTACGCTGACAAGGCCGGGCTGGGCGACGAGTTGAAGAAGGCGATGGACGAGACCGGGGCGGGCGACCACCCGGCGTTCCTCAAGCTGTTCAACTATATGGGCATCAACCTTCACGAGGACGGCAAGCTCACCGGCAAGGCATTCGGCGAAGGCGCGCTGCAGTCGCCGGTCGAGGCCCAGCAGCAGATCAATGCGCTGCGCTCCGATGCCAACTTCATGAAGGCCTACACCAACCAGAACAAGCGCGACCCGGCCCACATCGAGGCGGTCGGCAAGATGGAAGCGCTCTACAAGCTTGCCTTTCCCGAGCCGGGACGGGCCTCGTAATTCGGGCGGCGCGGGGAGCCTTTCGGGGTCCGCGAAGCCAAATGCCGGGCGGGCATAAAGCGCCAAGGCAAGGGTCCAACATCGTTGGGTAGCTCAAGCCGATGTCACGCAACACATCGGGAGCACCCCAGTCATGTCCTTCACGGTCACCGACGCCTTTGTTCAGCAGTTCTCAGGAAATGTTGGATTTCTGGCGCAGCAGGTGGAATCACGGTTCCGGGGCAAGGTCCTCGAGGACCAGATCACCGGCGAATCAGCCTACATGGAGCAGGTCGCTCCATCGGCTGCACAGAAGATCACGAGCCGGCACTCCGACTCGCCGATCATGAACACCCAGCATCTGCGTCGCCGCCTCGCACCATACGATTACGGCTGGGGCGATCTCGTCGACAACCTCGACAAGGTCAAGTTGCTGATCGATCCGGCGATCACCTACGCCCGCACCGGCGCCATGGCG